TTTGCATAGAGAACATCTTTAATAGAATCACTAATTTGTGATGGTGACTCATCATTAATGATCATATCTAAAAGGTCATCCATTTAATTGTATACTATACGACTATGGTTATTTATATCTCCCCACCCTTGGGCATTTCAATAGGTTCTGCGGCAGATGCATCAATTTCAGGTTCCATCTGTGGTTGACCTAAATCCATACCTGCTGCTGAGTCTAAAGGTTGTCCAGTAGCAGGATCAATTGTTGCCGGATCAGGGATTACACCATCTTTTATCTCTTTTGCAATCAACTTATCCTGTTCAATAATCTCAATATCAGTCTGACGTAAGATTTTACGACGGACATAATCCTGAGAATAGTATTTTCCGATGTATGGTTCTGCAGTTTGAGCAAGAGTTAATCTTTCATTGAGAAGTTCTGCCTCTTTCAATTCAGAAAAATGATTATCATAAAGGAAATCATACTGAATATGCTCACTCATAACCTCCCAATCCTCTGGAGTAATTATATTTTTTAGGAGTAATTGAGTCTTCAGCATGTCATTAAACATGTTGGAGAATCTCTTCCTCAAACGTCCAACAAACTTAGTAAACTTGAGTTCGTCTCTTAGGATCTCAGAAGATCTCCCCAAGTTAAACCCACCTTCTCCATCCATTCTTGATGGTGGGACGTTAAGTGAACGATAGAGTTTCTTTTTAAAATACTCAATATCAGTGATTTCACCCAAGTTTTGTCCGCCAGGGAGAGTGGATATTTCGGTTCCTCTTCCACCCTCACGCCTGGGAAGCCAGAAGTCTTCAAGCATTGCCATGTACTTTTTGTCATCACGGATTTCTCCTGTGTTTGCATCGTATACAAGTTTGTTGCGATAACGAGTCATCACATCACGAAGGTATTGCTCTGCCTTTACCTTAGGAAGATTACCAACGTCAATGTAGAAAATTCTACGTTCTGGAGCACGGGATAGTCTATAGATAACCAGTGAATCCTCAATCATTCTAAGTTGATTGAGAGATTTGATTGCCTTATGAAGATACGAAAGAGTTGATCCTTTGTTACGATCAACTAATCCAGATGTACAATATGTGATTGCATCTCTTGCAATCTTAATTCCTTGCTGTGCCCCAGTTTGCATGGGGTTTCCAGTTGGATAAACTGCTTTAGGATTATAGATAAAAAACTCTTCAATTTCAGGAAAGTCATAATCCATAGGATTATCACTCTTTATCCTTGCAACTGCATTGTTAATATCACCTTTCTTTTTCTTTTGTTGTCTTACATAACGCATTTTCATTGCGTCAATATAACGAAGCTCCTGAATTCCTGCTTCAGGATCCTTCATATCAATAATCTTGTGATAATAAATGCGACCATCAATGTACCAATTCCTATAAATTTCGTGTGCCTTCTTGTCAAAATCAAGAAGATCAAGAATATATTTAAATTCCTTACGAATTATATTTTTGATACCATCACTTGCATTAAGATTTGAAAGTTCAATCTCAACTGGACTATCATTAGAATCTGAAACAATTGCTTCATTTACAATATCCTCAATGGCACTATCCGCTTCAGGATGAAGTGCCATTTCACGATATCTTTTAATCAGATCAAATTCTGTGCGATATACACCCTCAATATCCACATAAGAACCAAAAAAACCACTACTCATATAGTGGTCATTCCCGTCCTCATTATTCGGAGGAACGGGACTGACGGCACTTGGAGATAGTGGTTCTGTGTCCTCAATAGAGAACCCAAATAACTTAGACATTATTATAAACTAACTTAAGTCTGATCTATTTATGGATCAGTCAGCACTGTTATCTGGGGACCAGTATTGAACTTGGAATTCAACTGTGAATTCTTCAATGGTGTCGGATGTGTCGTAAGACAGGTCTATAGCAGAAATGTTCGTTGGGAATATTCCGTAGAACTTGTACTTCTTAATAGTTTCAAGACCTTCACCACTTCTGGCATTAGGATCAGTGTTAAGTCTACTGAACTGTTTAACAACAGCATCGACTTGGTAATCAGCTGGGTTAAGCAGACCAGATCCGTCAGCATATTGTGCAATCTCTTGCATCCAACGTTCCATTGCAGCACGGATAACGAAATCGTTATCGTTGATTACTGTAACGGTCCAGGTGTCAAAGGTTCTGTCACCAGCAACTTTGAAGATTCTGCCTCTGAATGGAACATCAATCGATGCTACGTTTGATGCAGGCAACTGTGCTGCCTTACAGAGAACAGAAAAACTATCTGAATCGTATCCTTCGTCACCAGATCCAGGGAAAGACGTTAAGTCTACCTGGAATAGATTGGGGCGAGCACCGCCCCCGATCAGAGTTGATTTGATTTTCTCGATAGAGTGTGGCATTTTTTAATCCTCCTTTTGTTATTTAGATAATGCTATCAAACTCTGCCAACTACTTCTTCAAAGCTAACACCAGTGCGGGTAGCAACGAAGGTAAGTGTTACATAGTTAATTGACTTAGCAGGCTTCAGGAAGATGTCTGCCCTAAACTCATTGTTATCGATGACATCAGGAGTGTTATTCGTGCTGTCACAGACAACCATGTATCCGTAAAGTCCTCTCTTCGCTTGAATATCACGGAGATAAGGTTGAACAATGTTCTTAAAGTTAGCTCTAGTTAACTCATCGTTGAGTTCAAAGAGTTGAGCTTGTGCTGCTCTTTCTAGTGCCTGTTCAATAGTAAGGAACAAACGACGGACGTTAATTCTATCGAATGCAGAAGCATATCCGAGTGCAGTCTTATCACCGAATAGAAGTGTTCCAATACCAGGTGTCGTGATAAAGGAGTTGATTCTTGCAGGATAGAGACGATCTCTTTGTGCCTTGTTGGGGTTATATGCCAGTTTAACGGCATTGTTGATAACACCACGTTGCTGTCCAGCAGGTGAGAACCAAGGATATGCAACAATTGCGGTGCGAGTCATAAGACCTGCAACGTCACCATTTGTTGGAACGTAACGGAACTCATTATTAAATCTGTCATACATGTACTTATATCCACTGTCAAATGTTGCATAAGATGAAGAGGACAGTGAACTGAAGTAATTAATCAGATTTTCTGTCTGAGTGTTGGTGTTAGTGATGTTAACCAGATTTGTTCTATGTGCTCCGATTGTGGCTATACAATCTTTTCTATCATTAGCAACAGAGATCAGATAGTTTGCTTTTGCTTGCGACTCTGCTTCAGTTGCACAACCAGGACCCATGATCAGATAATCAACTTCAATTTCATCTTTGTTAGCAAAGAGTCCGTAAGAAGTGATAAGGTTAGAAAGTTCTGCCTTCATTCCACCAGTTGAGGAGTAATCAACTCCGCCACCGAAGGTGTAAGTTACAGCACCAATACCAGCAAAAGTGACATCTTGAGCAGGTTGACCCCAAAGTCCATCTGCAGTCGTGATTTGAACAAAGTCTGTCGAGAAACCAGTTGCTCTAGGAGTTGTGCCGTGCTCTGCATCATGTGCTTGAGACAGGTTGTAACCAGCATAGATGTTAGCAGAGAAATCAGCAAGGAAATCTTTGTAGAAGATTCTCTGAGGTGCATTTACATTAGAGATTGCATCTCCTGCTTTAGACAGGTTGATATGTTTCTCAAGAATGTTACCCTTAATTCCAGTGATGGTTCCTGCGTCATCAACTACGACAACGTGAAGTCCATCGTTTTTGCCGTTTCTATCAGTTACATAAACATTAGAAGTAGGTCTTGGTGCAATTGCTTTCCAGAAAGTAGTTGCGTTGGTGAGACCCAGAGTTTGTTGCTCATACCAGTCAACAGCTGTTGTAGGAGTGTAAACAGTGTCACTAGGATTAGTTCCTGTGCTGTTAATACCTGAGTTATTGACAAAGTGCAGTCCTACACTAGTTCCAAATGCTCTTGTATTGGAACCTTCTTGATAGGTAACAGCAGTTTCTGTAGATCCACCACCAACGGTTTCAACACGGGAGACTACTTTAATGTCAACCGTGCTACTACCACCAGTAACATCCGTTGACATTCCAACAATGATACCTTTCAGGAATCCAGTAAAACCAGAAGTAGATCCAGTTCCAGGAATAACTGCATTGTCAAGTGATGCGGTTACACCGAATCCAATTGTTGCACCAGCATCAGCAAGACCGGTTGTTGCAATACCGACTCTCTGATCAGCAAAGTCGTCGATTGTGCAGACTTTCAGTCCATTGGCCCAGGTTCCAGGGTTTTTAGCAGCATAAGTAAAGCTATTATCTGAAGTATGGAAACCAACGTAATCATCATAGTTGGTAATCTTCAGTGAAGTTGTTGAACCAATTCCAACACCTGCGTTTGCATTGTTAAGGTTGGTGTCATCAGTTCTAACAACCTTCAGTACTCCTCCATAAGAAAGGAAAGATGATGCACTCATCCAGTACTCATATTGCGTGTCAGTTGACAGAGGCTTACCGAATGTATCAATAAGTTCTTGTTCTGTAGAAATGTCAATTGGATCGTCAATTGGTCCGATCTTGAAAGGTCCAGCGATCGCACCAATGTTGTCTAGTACATTATCAGCTCTTCCTACTGTTAAGTCAACCTCCCTGACTAATACGCCTGGAGATAATTGAGGAGTCGCCATGTTTTTGTTCTCCGAGTCTCAGTTTATCTGAAAATATTTATTAAAACGTATAGTTTCACAGGGGAAACATGACGTGAACTACCAATCTGGATAACTCCAGTCAACGAACGGATCTTTTTTTCTTTTTCTCTCTAACATTCTTTTTATCGTACAGTCTTTACACTCATAAGAATATGAAGATGCTACTGGTCCTCTATCTTTTCTAGTTCTATAAAAATCCTCAACTAAGTTTTTTGTCTCACCACAAACTCTACACTTTCTATCTTGTAGTAAAAGATGTCCTAACTTAATTTGACCATCTAAGTCCATTAACGATATTCCCACATATAGGATCTATCACCGTACTCTGCTGTTGTCCATCTATCTCCATCACTATCAACAAAACTGTCTTCATCTAACCCATCATTTAAGAACCCAAATGGTGCCATGTCCTGTTCAATTTGATTCTTTTGTTCTTCATATAATCTCTTACGAACATCTTGATCTGTCAACTCTTTGAAGTAGTCCATTTGGACCAACCAAGCATAGATGACAAGACACATTGCTAAGTCATCATTACATCCTTCCTCAGCCTCGAATGAGTTATGCTTTGAAATAAATGTTGTTAATTCTGAAATAATCTCATAATCACTAAAAATTAGTTTGTCTTCTTCAATAAGTGTCTTAAGGTTAAGTGATCCAACCTTCTTCACAGTTTTGGACATCTTAACTCCTAACTGTGTTTTCTTACCAGAGAATCCCTGACCAACAATCTGTCCTGCTCTACCTCTCATAGAACACATCAACAGGTTTTGATACTCAAGATCGTACTGAAGAATACTTGCAACCTGATCTCCAATATCATTTACTTCACATAAAATAAATGCACTATTATAATTTCTTGCTACCTCAAATATGATATTGGGGAAAAGCATAGGTTTAATATCATTATTTCTATATTTGGCAACAACTCTGTGAGGAAATTCAGTAATATCAACCACAACAAATGCAGAGTAATCTTCTCCAACTCCTCTTGCAACATCAACAGTCATTACATAATCATGATTTTCTTTAGATGGTTCATAAACATCTAATCCAGCATTCCTTTGAATAGGATTGTCATAAATTAAAGTTCTTAACTTACTAGGTGCAATCAGGGTATCAACTGATCCTAAAAACTCACACTCAAACTCAACTTTAAATTGTTGCTCTGATGTGTTTTTAATAGTGGTCTTTTTCCACTTCTCATCTCTACCCGGAACCTCCGACCAGTGAACATCTGTGGGGACATAATCATTCTTCTGTTTTTCTGCATCATGCCACAAACGATAGAAATGATTCATACCGTGTGGGGTGGATACAATAATTACTTTGGTGTTTTTACCAGAAGTAATAGTAGGATAAACAGATGCAAAGAACGAGTCAGCAACGTGATTCGGGACGAATGCGAACTCGTCGAGAAAGAGGATGTTGAACGACATACCTCGGACAGCACTCGCAGACGTAGAAGCTGCCAATATCTTACTGCCATTTTCTAACTCCAGAGATCCTTTGTTCCATGCTATAATACCTTGCTGCATCCACTTGGGAAGGTTCTCGTATGCAGTCTGTAACCTACCAAGAAGTTCTCTTGCTGTTGCTGCTTTGTTTGCCAGAATGCCAATATTAACACTGTCATTGAAGACAGCATAATGCAAAAGGTAAGATACGACTGTAGTGGATTTACCAGTCTGTCTTGGCATCTTACAGATGTTAAATCTGTTATTATGAAAATTATTAATTAACTTCTCTTGAAAATGATATGGATGAAACTGCGTTAGACCCTCATCAAGAGAAATAATCTTTACATATTTTTTGGCAAAATAAACAGGATCTTGCTTGCATTTCATGAATTCACGGATATTATCTTCCGTAAACTCAATAGCAGTGTTTGCTTTTTTTAGATTCGGATTGCCAAGGTATACATTATCAGACATAGGTTACTCAGCAATTCCACTTTCTAAGGGACTTATTAATTCTGCTATCTGGATCGTTTGCAGTCTTAGAAGAAGTTAGTTTCTTCTTCATGCCTTTCATTCTAGCGCAGAATGACGCTCTACGGGGATTTCCAACCTTTTTGCTAGGTGCTTTAAGGTCACTTCCAGGATTTTCTCTTTCGTAACTTTTTCTTCCTTTTTCGTTAAGTCCCCCTGAGGGAGACTTACCGGACTTTTTTGTCCATGCTGCTCCTTCTGCGTGAAGGACTGGTTGTCCAGGTTCATACTCGGATACGTTGAAAGTTAACAGTTTCGCACCGGGATAAACTTTGTCAATCTGATCTTTAACATCAGATCTAGTTGGTAATGATACTTGAGGGAAGAACATCTTCAGCATGATAGTTTGACTTCTAAATCTGAAGATTACATTTATCAAGTTACCAGTTTTTGCTGGCATTCTGACTGCTTCCTTAACCATGTCAGGACATGCTTTCTTACCATGTACTGGACATTCTTCACCTTGATGGTTGTGCATACAACCTTTCTTTTCATCAATCTGTTCACCGTCATGAGTGACTTCATCACCTGCTTTTACACAACGGTTATAAGTTTTACCGAAGAGTTTTTGAGTACCTGCTTTTTTGTAACCCTTCCAGCATTTCTTACCTGCTTCATCAAGCATATCACTACCAAGACCTTTTGTTGCTTTCAAAGGTTCTGGTTTAACTAAATCTATAGTTTCATAATCAGTGGCAGTAAAACTATCTCTCCAATTTTCAAATTCTTCTTTCTTGGTCTTATTTCCCCAATTTGCTGCACCAACTTTTCTACACTTGACCAGTGCTCCCGATGCATATGCACTTGGCCAAACTGAATAACGTGACTTGACTTTATGATAGCAAGCATCCTTCTTGCCTTCTTCAATATCAATCTCGTCACCAACTTCTACATTGTTATCTGCGAACCATCCACGATTTACTTCTAACGCACACAGCACCTCTCCTTCAGAGTATACTGCATTCTCGTCAAATGGTTCTAATTCTTTAATACTTTCGATAATTCCATCCTCTCTGATAAAAGCAATGTCAAGAGGAATTTTTGTCTCAGTCATGTGAAATGACTGTTTCTGTACATTATCAAAGATAAACAACATCCCACTGTTTGTTTCTAAACTTTCACGGAACATTAGTCCAAGATTAAAATCTCTGATATTTTTTGGAATTTCAATATTCAGAGGTAAAGTAACAAACTCGGTTGATTCTTTCATTTTCTTTTTTGGTTTATCAGTTGAGACATACGTGGGTTTTGCTGCTCCTGTCTTTTGTGGTTGATTAGGATCAGCAGCTCTCTTTCTTCTCTGAGCAGAAAGTCTTTCTGACTTACTCATACTTGCTCTTTTTGCAGAAGATACGCACTTAGGTGTTGACTTCTGACCTGGTTGACGAGCACACGGTTTACCTGATACAACTTGCACCCAACCTGGTTTTCCACCTTTTGATCTTGACTTACCAAACCAATCACGAAGACTCTCTTCGCTCATGCCGTTTCCACCATTACCATTTCCGTTGCCATTACCATTACCGTTACCATTTTTCTTAGTTTCAGTATCGTCGTCAACAGAGTGTCCATTTTCCTTACGTAGCATTCCAGCAGGTCCCACAACCTTAAATCCTTTAGGGATTGGTTTACACTTTTTATCAGTGTAACAGTAATATTGTCCTGCAGGGCAACGTCCGTTTTTAGCCATCAAAAGAGTAATTACTCCCTTTTATTTATTATTCCATTCTTCTTTAAATTCTTTATGGACCTTAATCTGTTTTAGGTGGTTCTGTGATAACTCTACCATTATCATCAGTCCAATTAGTATCTATCATATGTTGGTCTTTTCTTTCACCCACTACCATCCAACTGACAGTGGCAGTACAAGAACTATCCTGTGCTAACACTGTTAAAGTATTACCGGATACAGAACCTTTAATTGCTGTCCAGTCTGTTTCATTAGTGGTAAAACACTGAACATTGGTGCAGAGTGCAACGAATGTTCCCTCTGTCATTCTTCCTGCCGTATCGATATTAACAGTAGCAGAACCATTTACAAGATCAACTTTTCCTCTATAGATAAGATCTGCTTGTGGTCCCTCAATAAATGAATGAACAAGATTATGGGTAGTTGACATTCCAACAAGTGGATGATCAATTTTAAATGAGCCAGATCCTTTAGACAGAGATCCTTGAATTACTGCGCCACTCGCATTTACTTCGAGTTGACTTTGCCTTAAAAAGACTGAACCAACAGAACCACCACTTGTGGTGGCTCTAAGCGCATAAGGAGCAGCATTATTCCATCTAATAGAAAAAGAATCGCTATCTCTAACCAAAGCCCAATGAGTGCTGCCATATGTACTGCCGTCTTCTTTCAATATGAATTGAGGAGCAGCTGAAAACATACTAATGTTTCCATTAGCTGTTATAGCACCAGTGAATGAAGAAGTGCCGGTAACATTTAAACCTTCGGTTTTTGTAATTCCTCCAACATCAAGTTTTTCTGCAGGACTTGTTTTATTAATACCAATATTTCCAGTAGAAGCGATACGAAATCTTTCTACTGTGCCGATACCAAATAGTAAACTACCAGTTGAAGTCCCACGTAGAATTGTATCATTATCAACAGCAGTGGTTACAAAATTACCATTACCAGTTGCCTGACCAAGCATTGTTCTGTCACCATCAGATGCATCAGAATCATTAGCGTTTAGTCTGATTTGTGGAGTGTTGCCAGTTATCATGACAGTTCTTGCCACATGTAACCTTTCTTGTGGGTCAGCAATTCCAACACCCACGTCGCCATTGGAATCTATACGAAGTCTCTCACTGCCAGCAGTTTCTATTGTAAATGTATCAGAAGCAGGGAATCTAATAGCAGTGTTTGTATCTCCAGTATGAATAATTTTATCGGCAATAGAAATATCACCAGAGAATGTAGAAATACCAGAGACATTTAAGGTATCAGTTTCAGTATGTCCTGTGACATCAATACCAGTACTTGTGGTTTCAAATTTCTTAGATCCATTATGGTTGAGTTCTACTGATCCACCATCAGTGCCCTTTAGCATGGTGGCAGTATTACCTCCATTATTAAGTTTAACAACGTTACCAGCAAGTCTTAAATCTCCAGCACCAACCTCTTGAATGATACTGTTATTACCATCATGATAAATTCTTAAGTCATCACTATCACCAAATAATGCTCTACCAACTGTGTCTCCAGAACTATCGGGGAAACTTATAGAACCTGTGAATGTAGAAAGACCAGAGACATTTAACTGTTCGGTTTTTGTAGTTCCACCAACATCAAGTCTTTCTGAAGGAAGAGTTGAATTAATACCAACCGTGCCATCTTGGAGAACTGTAAATGCTTGAACTTGAGTTCCTGTTTGATTATCAGAGAATATCGCAAAAGCATTAGCATTTTGACTTCCAGATCCCAAGTACTTAAGAGAGAATCCAAACTCGGCACTATCAGACTCTCCATCATGATTGCTTGAATCACCATCAACTCTAATAAGAGTCACATCGTTGTTGCCACCGCCAGCACCAACACGAATTGCTGTTCCATTATTTTCAGATACAAGACGAATTGTCGATGATGATTCACCAAGGTCTAATGTATAAGCAGGATTTGATTCATTAATACCAATACGTCCAGTAGTGGTTATACGAAGTTTTTCTGCGGGAGTGCCATTTACAGCATTATGGAACGAAATATCACCATCAGAATTTTTTAGTGAAATATCATTTGGTTGTGAAGGATGAGTACTATTGTAAGCAATAATATATTTGCCTAAAGAATTTCCATCTCCAAGAAATCTTAAAAGTCCATGACCAACAGAACCACTAGGAGCATCAGATGCATCAACTCTTATTTCTCTTGTATATGAACTATTTTCTGCTGAATATACTGTAAAACGTGCCTGTAAATCATTAGTTCCAATACCTACTCTTTGACTACCATCAACTCGAAGTGCTTCAATACCACCAGTTTCTACAGCAAATCTATTTGTAGCAGGGAATCTAATAGCAGTGTCAGTGTCACCAGTATGAACAATTTTATCTGCTATTGATACATCACCAGAGAATGTAGAAACACCAGAAACATTTAAGGTATCAGTTTCAGTATGTCCTAGAATATCTACTTTATCGGAGTGTACACGCATTATAGCAGAAACACCTGCATAAAATGTAAACCTATCAGAAGAATGAAGATATTCTATTTGACCAGCATACTCACCACCCCCAGAAGTTGCATCACTAAAGTATATTGAACCATAACTAGAAGAACCAGATCTAATTGTTATTCCACAGTTACCAGTATCTGCAACAGTTATATTATCTGCAAGTTCATTACCCTCTGTCGTCGTTCCTATCAATAATCTACCACTAGAATCTATACGAACTCTTTCCGTACTACCACCAGATCCAAATGCAAGATATGTATCTGAAGCAGAACCACTACTTGGTCTTGTAGCTTTTACAAATGCTCCTTCACCATCAGAATACTGGAAAGAATGAGTATTATTTCTATCTAAAGAATTATTAGCTGAGTTTTCTTGAATTATATTTGGATCACCAGCCTTCGTGACATGAAGTATTGCTGAGGGACTGCCTTCTCCGATGCCAATATTGCCGCTAGAAGTTATACGAAGTGCTTCTCCATCTCCATTTTCAATATACAATCTCGATGAATCAGTTGGAGTATTTCTTCCAGTTACTAAGGCAATATCATATTCACCATAACTTCCAAACCTTAATGCAGAAGAGTCGGTATCAACAACAAAGTCTGATGTTCCTGAAACATGTAATTTTTTTTGTGGATTATCAGTTCCGATACCAACATCACCATCAGAAGTTATACGAAGTCTTTCTGTAGCCGCACTGTTATCATAAATCTGGAAGAAGTTATTTTGTGCCTGGACATCAAATCTTTTAGCAGAAGTTTGAAGAACAAAACCAGCAACGGTAGCATCTCCAGTTTGTATTTTTAATCTACAATTTCCACTAGCAGTTTCTATGTGTCCTCTTTCGTCTATATTTGCATTAGTTCCAAATCCAAACTTACCATCAGAAGTTATACGAAGTCTTTCACTGCCAGCAGTTTCTGCTGTAATTGTATCTGCAGCAGGGAACCTAATAGCAGTGTTTGTATCACCAGTATGAACAATTTTATCAGCAATAGAAATATCGCCAGAGAATGTAGAAACACCAGAAACATTAACACCACCTGCTAAAACATTAACACCAGTTCTTGCAGTGATGAGTCCAATAGAATCAATATTAGTTACATCCTCATAAGTCAAAACACCAGTGAATGTTGCTGCAACACCAGTGATATTACGAATGGAAATATCAGGTGTGCTAGATAATCCAGTGGCCGTTCCAGTTACATTACCAACAAATCCACCAGTTGAAGTTGTGACACCAGTGACCTCAAGATCATTATCAATCTTGACTTTTTTTGTCGTCGTAATTCCAGTATTGCTATCGAATGTAGCCCACGTTCCACCAGCACCAACACCTCCAGAAGCATCAGCACCAATAAACTTTCCAGATGATGCCTGATATTTTAAGAACTTGCCATCTACTTTTACACTATCTCTGTCAACATCATCAAGAAACTCAAGACGAACTTCTCCACCACCACCAATAGTGGCAATCTGTTGTTGAATTCTATTAATGAATATTCTGTAATGATTTTGTAGTTGATCTAAAGTTACGAACTTTTGATCTAAAGGTGTTAGAGGATCACCAGAATTGTTTGTGGATGGGTCTCCAGGTAATGTTGGATTGTCCTCAGTAAGTAAAGTCTTCTCATTAATCTTCGAGAAAACTTCCTCTACATGATTGATACGTTCAACTAATTGAGCATTTTTCTTTTCTAATACATCAAGTTGAAGTTTATCTAAAACTTCTTTGACTTCTTCTTGAATATTACCAATATACTCATTCTGCTTTTTAAGATGAGTTTCATTGATAACAATATTAACTTCCAAGTCTTTGACAGTCTGAGCAATGTTTTGCTCTACATTATCAATCTCAGACTTAAGTTCTGCATAAAACTTGGATGTATTCGTTTCTAAGTTTTCTTTTAATTCTCTTACATCTTCAGTAAGAGTTTCTTCAATAAAAGAAAATCTTTTAGAAAACTCATCAAGTTTTTTAGAATATTGATTTAATTTTTTATCCTCATGAACCACTCTGCCAGTGAAATCTTTCTGAAGAGTTTCATATCTTTTAGATATAGATTCAATTTCTTCTTTATATTCTTTTACAACATCTTGAAGAGATTCAACTCTTTCAAAAGTTTTTTGCTCAACATCTTCAGATAAAGATTCAACTTTTTCTGATAAAGTCTTTACTCTTGAAAGAACCTCTTCTTCAAGTTTTTTTACTTCCTTTTCGGACTTTAATTTTGTCTCTATAAGAAAATTACTATACTTAGGGATCTCTTCTTCAGTGAACTGTTTTACTTTTCCACTCAGACTCTCAATAGTTGATTTGTATGAATGGATTGCAGAGTTTATTTTTTCTTCAGTCTTTACTTCAGTTTCTGCAAAAAGTTTTTTATATTTTGGAAGTTCTTTTTCAACTAACTCATTTACTTTTTTATTTACATCTCCGACAGTTTCTTTAACCTCTGCTTTGACTATGTTAATAGTATTTTCATTAATACTTTCAATAGACTCTAAAGCAGTTTCAACTTCTACTTTAATTTCGCCTAAGTTTTCTTCTATCCCTTCTTTATAAGTTGCAAATCTACTATCAGTTCTAACCTCAGATTCTGCAATTAACTTTTTGTACTTTGGTACATCAACACTTAAAAAACCGTTTACAGTGTCAGATAGGTTTACAAAATCCTCTCTTATACTATCAACAGTCTTTCCATTAATGCTGGAAACTTTTGATTCAATTTTAGATATTGATTCTTCTACAAAAAGAAGTTGTGCCATTATAGCACTATCCAAATCTTCTTTTTTAATCAGATTTTTGATTTCACTTTTAATCTCATTTATTTCACTAGAAACATTTTCTACTTTTTCTAAATTACTCTTAAAACTATCAAAAGTAGAAGTGAAATCATTTAAAGATTGAAGATGATTTAAATTTGATTTAAAGGCGTCAAATGCCTCAGATACCTGCTCTATTTTTTCTGGACGTGCAGATTCAATACTCTCCTTTACTTCATCCAGAGGTGTTTTTTTATTATTATCAAAAAAATCTGAAGGTTTCTTTAATGCCACTTTAAATATATTCTTCTATTTTACTATTTATTGTCCTCTTTTAATCCATCTTTAAGCATCTTTGCTAAATCTGCCGTCGATCCAACAAATAATGCGTTGTTGACTGTTGATGGTCCTTTTACTTTTTCCTCTGCTTCAACGTCTTTGAGTTTCTTTTGAAGGTCTAATAGTTTATCAGTTGCATCAGCAACATTCTTAATTAACTGACCAGCAACTTCATATGCTCTTGGCATCTCACTTTCTTGTGCAAGTTCAAGAACACCGTTGAGAGCCTCTTGTCCTTTTTCAATAATGGAATAAAGATTACCTCTAGTATACTCGTAATCTTTTTTTATGTCATCAACACCTTCTTTGACTTTTTCAATTTTACTTTCAACCACCTCCGGTTTTATAACTTCACCAGAAGTATTAAAAGTATTGTTTAGGTCGTCGAAGTTTTTTGTCATCTTCATCAGTAACCTCCACTAAATCCAAAATCATCTCCAACTTCAATCAATGCAGTATCTGCAGCGTCAATAACAAAGATTTCTTCTCCTATCAAGTGCTCAGTAATGGTGGTTCCGTCTTGACCCCTCTTCACGTTAAGTCTGTTTCCAGTTATCTTCGTGATGAAGATTTCTTCTCCATTAAGATCGACGTAAGTTTTTTCGGTAAGACCACTAGCATCGGTAACGTTGAATGCTGTTTTTGTTTTTGAAATATCTTCTGCCAGTGTCGTTGCCGCGTCCCCTGTGTAGTTCTTGATTGCTCTTGGTTCGACAGAGTATGTTTTTTCTCTGGTTGTATTTGTAATATCTGTTCCAGAAAGGTAACTGATAGTTGCTTTTTTGATAATATCTTTTGTTGCAGAAGATGCAGGACCAAACAGATATGTTTTTGCAGTAAATCTTAAAGTATAGAGAAGAACTCTTCTGCTAGTAAAGTCTCCTTCGTAGTCATCCTGCATGGTGATGTTTTCCAGGACAACAGGAATATCTCTTTTCTCTTGTAGTGCCTCTACTAATTCAACAGTTATATTATATGCAGGTTGAAAAAATGGTAAAATCTGTTCTACAATTTGAAGTGCATCATCATTTAACTTACTCATGATGGCAAGTTCAAATTGCATATTATATGGAACTGGCATGTAAGACTTTTTAGTCTCAGTGCCATCATTAGGATCTTTTACTGTAAATGTTGAAGTTGTAGTTACTTTTCTAGTAGGATCATAAGTTAGTCCTGTAAACTCAAACGACATCCTTGGTAAGGTAATCGCAAATGGTTTATTCAGATCTGGAGATTGCTCTATTCTTGCCAGAAACTTTTGAGTAGGTCCATATGCCAAAGGGACCTTTACAACACTGACGGTGTTATCGCTAGAATCTTCATGTTTAATGGTAATGTTATTAAACAGAGTGCCAAAAGATATAATGGTCCTCCTCAAAATTTCGTTGTAAAAATACTCAAACATTTTTAAGTCCTACAATATCTTTATATTAAGATATTTTTATTTAGGGCATACCGAATGGGTTCTGCTCAGAGAAGTCAATAATAGCATCTGCTTCCGTTTCAATGTTGATATTGTCAGCAAATCCATCCTCCACAGGTTGTGCGTCTGCTACTCTCAGTTCATAAGATGCACCAGAAGTTTGACCAGTAATAGTCTCTCCACGGGTAAACTCTCCAGTTACATTACCAACCTCAAGTTCATTTGTTGAAGAATTCCAAACTCTGACTCTTGCTGTTGTCCCACTAGATGATCCAGTTACAATTTCATTAAATCGAAATGTTCCAGATCCAGAACTACCAGATGTTGCTATAGACATTGTAGGAGCAACAGAATATCCAACACCAGTATTTGTTAGGAAGATGTTTGAGATCGTTCCAGCAGCACTTACAACTGCTGTTGCAGCTGCAGAAACAGTTGTGACACCAGATTTAAACACTTCATTAGTGAACGTGATCGTGGGAGGAGTTATGTATCCAGATCCACCGTTTGTAATCGTAACGATTCCAACAACACCATCACCAATCGTTGCGGTTGCAGCAGCACCAGTTCCACCTGATCCACCACCAGTAAATCTAACACCTGGTGCTACGGTATATCCAGCACCTGAATTTGCCACATCAACTCTCTGAACAGATTGATCCCTTGGATTAGCATTTAAATTACATACATTAATACCACCAATCATAGTGGCAATACCGACTGCTGTAGTGCCTCCAGAAGGGGCAGCAGAGACAACTACAGTTGGTACACTACTATAACCACCACCTCTGTTAGATATTATGAATTGTCTTACACCACCATCAAATATAGCAACAGTTGCAGTTGCTTGAACAGCAGCACCAATAAGAGTAAGTGTCTGAGTAGGACCTTGAATAGTGTTTATACCATCATCAGTTTGACCATCATAATCGTCACCTATAAGGTTATCATCAATATCATTTATACCAGTTGCAATAACTTCGTCTTCAAGTCGGAAGAGTTCGCAATATAGTTCATAGACGTAGAGATTTTGCAACTGATAATATGGTTTTGCATATTCAATATCTTTAATTTCATAAATTCTATCATCAAGAGGAAACCAAATAAGATCTCCACTTTTTGGTCGAGTTGATAGTTTTATATTTGATTGATCTTTTATTAATGGAGTTATATAATTCTCAAATCTTTCTCTAGAGATGATAAGTCTTACTTCATCTTTTGATTCGATTCCAAACTTTGAAAGAATGTTACCTGCACCAGAGTATTGATCATAGTTATCCACATAAGCTTCAAGTGGAAGTGCTATATCAAATTTTGACTGCACCACCTCTCTCACAACAGTATTTTCTGTCAAATATTTTCTAGGTAGATAAAAAATATCTACCCCATACATTTTCAGTTGTTCATTAATTAAATTCTGAACAAGATTTTGCTCACTAACTGTTCCTTGAGTGAAAAATGGATTTAACATGATATCAACCTATCATATCGTATGGAGGAAGTTCGTAAGT